ATAAGTTTAAGTTTATCATCTAATCGTTTAACAAGTTCAGTATCTAAAATATTATAGTCAATAAACTTTTCCCAATCATGTTTATATAAATCAAATAAGCTATCATGCTCGGAATAATCTAATTTACGTTCACCTAACTCTACATGAGCAATATGATCTAATCGATAAGACTCTTGCATAACAAATGTAAACTTTCTATATAACTGCATATAGTCTAATATAGATATACCTAGTGGATCGAATACTTGATTAGGTCTTCCTGCTATAAAAACTTCTCGTTCCCTTAGTTGACCAAAAGGAGATAATTTCTTTGCGTAATCTTCACCAATAACTCTACTTATACGGTTAATAATATAAGGTATATCAAAAAACTCAACATTCCATCCTGATACAATATCAGGGTCAACAGCTTGCCAGCAATCTAAAAAGCGAACTAATAAGTTAGCTTCGTCAGTAGCTTGAATATATTTTACATTTTTTTGTTTAGGGGTATAGGGTTGACCACCTATAGCTATAATTTGATCTTTAAATTGTAAAGTGATGGCGGTTATTTCTTTATCAGCTTTTTGAATGTCAGGGAAGCCTTCATCGGCAGCTACCTCAATATCTATATAAACAGTTCTTACAGTATCAGCATCATATTTGATTTCACCATGATAATTATCATTAATATAAGTATATGCAAACATAGGTAAGCCATAAGTATTCTTCCCTTGAATGTCTGTATTCTCTTTTATATATTTTTGAGCGTGATGAGGGTTATCAAACTCCCTCTTCATTACATACTGACCTTTTAAAGTAGTAAAACCAGTATCGTAGTTTACCGGACCGGTAAATAGATAAGGTCTACAAGGCTCGGTATAACTAAAACGTTTACCGTCCTCGTAGCCTCGATGAAGGATTTTAGATCCTCTTATTTGAACGTTAGTATAGAATTTCAATAGTAGTTACCCGCATAATCATAGTATTATTATATACTCCTTGAGTATAGATATCAACTAGTTATGTTCTACTATTGTTCCTTCTTCAGTATTATCAGAAATAAGACTAATTCTCTGCTTAAGATATGCGATAAAGCCAGCATCCATTTCTGTTCTTGCATCTAATTCAGTCTTTAATGTTTCCCAATCAGCATCATCTACAGCAGCTATTTCATTTTCTGTTAAAGCATCTAATGCTTCAAGAATAATAAGAGCGTGCTGAATAAGTGAGGGAACAGATGCCCAATCAGCTACTTGACTTGATACAGCGGATTCTGCAGCCGTAGCAGCTTCATCAGTAGTGCCACTGCTTACGTGTTCGTCCATTTCTAATTTTAAAACTTCTAATTGTATTGCCATAGTTTCTCCAGTTTGATATATTTAGCTAAAATATAAGACTATTTATCCAAAACATAAAAAGCATAAAACCAAAAACTGTAACTTGAATAACTGATGCCCAGAAGACTTGTTTCATAGGATGTATTTCAGTAAGTCTCTCAACCCAGCTTTCACTGGGGGAGAGATTTGCTATTTGTAAGATTTTTTTTTCTTTCATCCTCTTATACAATAGGTGAAACCACATATAGACAAAACAAGAAAGTTACAATAAGAATAGTTAGTTCTGCTGTATTCTGAAGATCGAGCAGAGTAACTTTTTTAGATTCTTTGATTAATTTACCAACCAATTCAGTCATTTAATTATAAACCTCATTAATAATATAATATAAATATGTGATATACGCAGATATTTAGCTCAAAAAAAAGGGAAGCCTTACACTTCCCTAAAAATAACTTAATTATTTTTATTCTGCTAAAAATGACTTGACAGATATATCTTTTCCTATCTCAATTGTACGAGGCTTCTTTTCCTCTGGAATGAACTTCTCGAGTTTTATAGTTAAGATTCCGTCTTCGACATCAGCTCGTTTCACAATTACATCAGATGCAAGCACAAAGTTTTTATGAAAGCTTCTTGATGAAATACCATTCCAAACTGTGTTGGCTTTCTCTTTATCTGTAATCTCACCTACTACGGCGAGATTGTTTTCCTTAAGAGAAATCTCTATGTCCTTTTTACCAAAGCCGGCAATAGCCATTTTAATGAGATAATTCTCATCATCTTCTTTGATAATATCGTACGGGGGATAATTAGTATTATTAGTTAATCTAGTGGATTGAAGTTCAGATAGGAGTCTATCCAAACCAACTGAGTGTTGATAAAAAGTATCAAACAAATTGATCTTATTCATTTTTTCTCCTTAAATAAGCAAGTTAAATTAGAAGACCCGTTTTCGGCATCTTCATATATTATTTAGGCATTCTTTTTTAAAAGTCAACTAATTTTATAATATTTCTTTCACTTTAATATATGAACTATTATGTGTAGGAAGTTCTATATTTAAAATTTTTGATAGTTTAGGAAAATATCTTGAAGCAATTTTTTCGTCACCAGAATTATACCTTTCAAAACAATTAAAGTCGCCGCATATTTTTGGTCTACGTTTGTAAATAGTACAGCCTGTTTTTTTATCTAAATGAGTACACTTATGAGAAGCAAAAACTGTAGCATATTCTTCTTCTTTATAAATAACTGCATCACCAAAAGCTACTTCAGCATATTCTGCTGCTTCAAAAACGCGATTTGATTTTTTTATTGGAATAGCTGGAGCTACTTGGCTAAGACCATAGCAACACTGCTGACATTTTATGCAAACATCACTAGTAATTAAAGTTGGGTCTAATTTATTTCTTTTTTCCAATATTATACTTTGCTATTAATTCCCAATCATTCTTTTCTTTAAATGGAATGATTTTTATCTTAGTAATTGGGACAATAGGCTCACTTGATTTATTTTTATCTACTAGCTTAACTAATCCCCATTCATCTAATAGGTTTGCGATAGCGTTTCTTCTTCCTTGATCTTCTTCTGAAAAAGTAAAGGGTTTACCATCTAAAGCGAATAGCTCTTTAAAGTGAACAATATAATATTTACCTTGTTTATGTAGTATGTGACATGATTGAAAAAGGGTATTTGTTTTTCTAGATGCTACGCCTATTCTAGTTAATGTCTCTCTTACTTTAAGAAAGTCATCTTCTTTTTCTAGTAATACCTCAACCATATTTGAAACTGCGTTCATTGTTAATTACCTTTTGTTAATCTCTTGCGCAGTTTTTCTAATTGAGTTTCTGATAGGATGTTTAGATACTCGAGAGCTTTAGACTCACTACACTTATAATATTCTTTTAATAGTTCTAGATCCTCATTCTTTGTTTTCTTGAACCACTTACTGTATCTCTTACGAGGTCTAATACTATTTAGGTAATAATCATACGCGAGCTTATTATCTATCCAAGGTCTCCTGTTAATTTCGTTAGCATATAGAATTGTATCAGCGTATAATGAAAGCCCTTTATTAACTAAAAAGCCTGGGTAATCTTTTTCAGAGTATCCATCTTTTAGTAAATTATTTTTCTTATAAGATATTGAATTAATAAATTCAAACGGATTATCACTCATTATTTTTTCTTTGTTCGCTCTTTAATTTCTCTATGTAAATAGTTGCATCCATTAACTCTTCTTGTAAGTGAGTTAACCAAGCCATAAAAGATAGATCATCTCTATCTGTTGTTGTATTATACTTCTTAGCCCCTTTCTCCTCACGTCTCTCGTAAGCTTCAATGACTGATAGTACGTTACTATCACGTACACGTCTTTTCTTAAAAATTTTATTTAAATTCACAATTCACCATTATTTCTGCTAAGCATGCAGCTAGATTTACTTCATGGTCAGCTACAAAAGCTGCCTTATATTGATAGTCAGCTAATATTAAACAAAGCTGAGGAATAGACTGAGCTTTAAATAAATCACCAGATTTATCATATAGTTTTCTGAAGATAGTATTAGTATCATTATTAATATTTTCGGCTACCCACTTACGTACATTTGTATAGTTTTTAGCTTTCATATAATTCATCAAATCTTTAATAGAGACTTCTTGAAGATTAGATAGTATACCTGTGTCTATTTTACCTACGGCACTATACCTTTGAATCTCATTTAAGATTCTTCTCCAATCTGGAAAATGCTTTTGAATAAAAGCAGCTACTACTTTATCTTCATACTCTATACCTTCCATCTCTAAGATCTTTTTTAACCTATCAAAGAACTCAGCAGCAAGCTTAGGCTTCTCTGCACTCTTTATATCAAAGTCAATTACAGAACATCTGCTATGCAGAGGAGATATAATTCTATTCTTAAAATTACATGTAAGAATAAAACCACAGTTCTTAGAATACTC